GTGTGGTTGTGTGCTGGCCACTTCGCTCAATCGTCATAACCTGAATGATATTCCGCCGTCCAGTTTGTGCTCCGTACTTTGGAATATATGTGTAGTCGTGGTCATCGTTAAAAGCGTTGTATAGCTTATTTAGCACATAGAAACCAACGGCCGCGCCGTATTTATTAAACTTAACACCGTGAATTACGTCATTATTCTCGTCTTCTTCTCGTCCCATATATTTAGGCGGAGAAGCCACAAGAATTGATTCGACAATCTGCAATCGTAAAGGATACGGATTCTTATCTGTTCGATTAAACAACAGCGGTAAGTTTACAAATGCATCGCCATACAACAGTTTTTCATAATACGCTAGAGCCTGAATTCCGTAGAAATCAGTCTGTTCGCGTGCGTCGCAGTGCTTGGCCCACATTGCAAATTCACGTTCGGTCTTACGTTCCCAAGCGTTCTTTTCTTCGAACGTTAACCCCAACTCCTCGTAGCGGATATTAGCCTTAAATCGTAGGCCCGGACCAATAACATTGGTTTTATTCGTCTTTAACGCACCCGCTGCAATCGGTGTACCTTGTTGTAGGTCTACAGATCTTGCCCGTAGCATCCTAAAGTTAGCATCGATATCATGCCTTGCATCTTGAGAGTTAACCAGGTACCCCTTTGCGCTAGACTTAAAACTGTTAGCGCCATGATTAGAATAGCCTGAGTTTGTTTTACTCCCAGAATACTGCGTTGATTTGTGCCTTCCTGCTGCGGTTTTCATAAACTGCTTCTTGCGTTTACTCATATATCACGCGGAATGACACGATATGCACGACGGCGAGGTCTATTCTCGAGCCTTGCTACTTCATTACGCCAAAAGTTGATGCGGTCTTTCACCTCTTGCACATTCGCACGAGTTAACCGACGATTACCAATGGTGTATTCTTTGCCGGTTGCCAGCGCTAAATCTGCTTCCAGCCACGCCTGTAAGTGCTCTTTTGCCTCATATATTGTCCATTCTGCCATCCTTTCACCTCCTTTCACGCATTAAAAAAGCGCCCATGTTGAGCGCTTAGACTTGTGCCATGCATAGATTGGAACATCATGCTTATTAAAGCCTGCGTTTCCACATCCGTGTGGCACAATATCTCCATATGTTTGATGTCATGAGCCGATATATTTAGACCTTGCCTATATTTATATAAAAATTCTGGCATTGCCTTTTCTATCATTAAAAATAAATAATAAGGGATTGCGCTTCGTGGTTGAATCACTACATATTTAGCATCAACTTGTTGCGCTTCTTTTAAATATAGCAATTCACCTTTACTTGCAGATACTTGCAAGCAAATACAGCCAGATGGATATATTTGATCCTTCTTAGGTCTTCCTAGTATATCCGCAACTTCCGTAATTTTAATTTTCTTGTAATTTCTTAACATTACACAAACATCTTTTGAAGTAAATACTTCTTAACATCTTCTATTTTTTTTATCACAGCTTCTTGCTCCTCGACTGTACACGCGCTATCAGACGATACCAAAAACTCTGTAAATTCTTTTACAAATTCATCATGCTCTTTCTGCGCGTCAGGATCTGTACAAACTAATTGCTTTAACATCTCCGCAATTTCTAAGCCCAAAGTACGGCTTTCTCGATTAATTTCGTTTAAGTCCTTAGCAAGCTGTACCGCATCTGGTATTTCTTCAGGTTCAAAGCTGTCAATGTAGCGAGGAATATTCAGATTATAGTCGTTATCTAACAGAGTAGACACGCTAATGTTACTAGAATATCGCTCTATATCTGCCCTGTCCTTGTACGCTTTAATTACTTTTTCCACCTGTTCGGCGGTCATTATATTTTTATTTTTGTGCTTAACGAAGTCTTTTTGTGCATCGATAAATAATATATCGGTGCTAGTTCGATTTTTCTTAAATACCAATATGCATACAGGTATACTTGTATTTGTAAATAGATTAGAAGGTAACCCTATGACCGCATCAAGTAAATTATCCTCAATCAGCTTACGCCTTATATCGCCTTCTGCTTGCCCTCTGAATAATGCGCCGTGTGGCAATATAAATGCAGCAGTGCCGGACTCGTTTAACGAATAAAGTCCATCAAGTATAAAAGCAAAATCGGCTTTACTCTTTGGGGCTAATTTATAGCCCTCAAAGCGTTCATCCATTTGTGGTATCCAAGATTGACTATATGGCGGATTGCTAATCACGGTATCATATTTTTTACTTCCTAGCATATCTACTTTAGCTACTTGGCCAAAGCCAGATACCGCGGATTCTACTTTATAGTATGCAAGCTCTTCACCAGTAAGAACGTTCTTCTCTACTACTTCCGCATCTATATTAGCTATTAACAGATTAAGCATCATAAAAGCTATCGCATTTTTTGAATACTCTTCAAGCCTTAGTGTCACGGTATTATCTGCCTTAAATTTGGCTAAGGACAACCCGCCAATCCCTGCGCACACGTCGCGAACATCACCGCCAGGGGTAATACCTCCAATTATATCTAGCACGCATTGTGGCGTGTAATCTTGCATATAGTTTTTTCTATCTGCGCTATGTTCTTCAAATTCAGCAAGTAACGCTTCATACGAATAGTACGGCTGTATCGCCTTTAAAAGTACCGAACAGGTATTCGAATCAAGCAACGCCTTTGTTAGAGCTGTAGGTATTTCGTGTACTTCACGAATATTTAATTCTTCCATAATCCTTTGTAGGATTGTCATAATCGTATCCCTCCTCCTCTAACACGTCGTCTCGTCCGTTTCTTTGGTGTATCGCCAGCCTTCACTACACGAGATGTATTCTGGTACGGTGTGTACTCTTCTTTACTGCTCCGAGCTTCTAAAGCATCAAAGTTTGGATTCATAATAGTAATAGCAGCTTGATTGTAGTTTCTAATATCGAATGGTTCATTTCTTTTACGCCCTGGTCGCAGTACCCATTGCTCTTTGAAATGGCCATTAACTAATTTAGACACTTTCATTTCTGCTAATAGGCCCTCGAAGTATTTCTTCCCATACCCTTTTTCATGATCTTTTGGAAAGTGGCAATACCTCGGCTGTCCTTTTTCTTGGTTCAAATCGCTATAAATTTGTTCCTTGCCCGTATCTACGCCAAGCTTAAATAATTTAGTTTTGTACTTTTTCAGCTTAGTAGGCAGACCATCAATCAGGTCTTTACCTGCACCGCCTACCCCCTTAATAGGGTACACGCGCTTATGCCATCTAGTTGAGCAGTACTTATATACCGATTGGGTCTTACTGCCGCCAGAGTCAATACACGTAACGGATACGCCCCTTTTTCGGCCGTCAGCATAAGACCAGGTACGGTTTAAAATAATATCGTCCAATTCTTTCCATACGGCATCATAGGCAGGGTCTCCATATAATCTGAAATATTGTATACCCCAGCTCTCATAATCTTTCCCCCAGCCGACGATTTCACACTCTAAGCGGTCATCTTGAGTATCGACACCACATGTTAAGAGTAGAACCCCATCCGGCAATTCTGCGCCGTAGTCTTCTCTTCGTTCATAGAGCACTTCAGACTGCAGTGTTTCTGTATCCTCTTCATAAGGAATACCCATTTCAGTATTGAAGAAGGTCTTAACGCCGGCCGTCCCGAGTTTGGTTGCTTCCTCGTATTTATCTTGCAATTTCCCCCAAGATGCCCAAGGAGAGCCAAACGCGTTCATGTGAAAACTTCGGCAATTGTACTTCTTTAAATTCTCCGGCGCTTCCGCAATCCATTTGCCTTCGCGGTAAAGTTTCTTCCACTCGAACTCTTCGGATAGTGTTCCACAGTGATCACAGGCCAAGTAGTACTTACCCGTGTCCTCATCCGCGTGGAATTTATCCCAGGACGGATACACATATTCACCACAAGCAGGGCACTTAATGTGCCATACCTCTTGCGTACCACCTAGATACAACTTTTCTATACGGCTGGTACCTTTGGCCAACGGTGTAGATGCGTACACGTGCTTTCGATTGTAGAACGTATTAGTACGCTTTTCTGCCAGGCTCAAAGGGTCGCCCTCCGTCCCTGCTGATGCTGGGTAGCGGTCAATTTCGTCCGCTAATAATACACGAATTGGCCTAGATGCCAAATCTGCTGGTGCGTTCGCACCGACTAATGTCAGGTAACCACCTGGAAAGGTCTTATTCAATACCGTATTGCCACTGTCCCGAGATTTTACATCGGCCATTTTATCGTTCAGTACTTTCGTGTCACGAATAAAGGGAGCAATACGAGTTTTCGAAAACTCTTTAGCTATGTCTTTTGTTGGCTGCATGAACATAATTGGTGACGGAAAGTAGTCAATAAAATAACCCAACACATTTTTAATGAGCTGGGTTTTACCAATTTGCGAGCCTGTCATATAGACTACTTTTTCAACATCAGGGTCACTCACCGCATCAAGCATTTCCTTTTGATAGGGTGCCCTATCAGTGGAATACTTCCCTGGTTCGGCACTATCTTCTGTGGAAAGTACCACGTTAGCGTTGGCCCATTCCGACGCAGTAAACTTTGGCGGTGGTTTTAGGACACTGGCCAGCCCTTTAAATAGGTTGCATGTGTGCTTCAATCACCTTCACCTGCCTCGTCGTCATCCACGATGATGTCATCGGATTCATCGTGGAACATGTTCGGGTCATATTCAGACAATTCCGTTAAGCACTCATTTACCTCATCGAGAAGTGCATCTTGAATGACTAACAGATTCGTCTCTCCCAACACTTTAGGTGCTGCTTTTAGTGGCAACGCCTGGAGCTTACTTTTAAAGTTATTCAACATTCGATTCATTACGGCTTTAACTGTGTTCGAGCGGTGCAATTCCCCATTCATGATCTTCAGTTTGTTTTCTTCAATCATCCGTTTAGTTCGAGTTAACAAAGTTCGTTCCGCATCATATCCGCCTTCTCGTGCTTTCTTTTCGAGTTTACTTTCTCCGGTCTTATACGCAACAAATGCTTGTACTGTTTTCGCGATATTGTACTGTCCGCGTTTTTCCTTTTCGAATATACCGTCCTCGGTCAACTGCTGAACTCGTCGAGAGCTGATTCCGAGTACTTTTGCCACAATTTTAGATGATACTAATTCGTCAACGATTGTTACGTTCGTCACAGTCTCGCCTCCTTTCAAAAGTTGACCGATTTTGAAGCCGAACAGCAGTTCGGAAAAATAACTAACTAGCTATTCCGCGGGGTTCGGATGACCCACGCAAAATATTTTTCATTTGGAGTACCTTATAGGCCCCTTATTGAGGCTGAGGCCCTAGCCCCCATACATGCCCCCTCGCCAGTGCTGTTTGCGTGAATGTTTCATCATATCTTTAGCAAAGGCTTTGGCTTTACAATTACCTTTACTGCCAAGGACAATAGCATTAGCAGTACACTTATTACGTTTGTTATGTAAACAATCTTTAATATGGCAAGTAATATCTGTCATACTATTCTCTCCTCTCTGTTGGCAGTTAGATTCTACTTTATTTGTAAGCTTAATCAATATCATCATAGGAGTAGTGATTTGATATAGTTAAGTATTCAAGGAAATCTCTTACATTATGTATTGGTTGTAGTTAAACAATGCTATTCTATTTTGTGCTAAAACATCTCAGAAGTGTCGCGAATTTATTTTGGTACAGTGTGTTATTTAAGTAGGATTACATTTGCCTTATGAGTAGGTACCCCCTATGATGATATTGATTAAACCTGCATAATACAAAAGGACGCCAAATGTACTTGGCGTCCTTTCCTTATTCACTTCCTGTGAAGTTTCCCAACTTTCACACCTACAGTATACCACATGTCGATGTATCGTTTTGTATCGTTTTGTATTGTCAACGCTATTTCAATCTAGCACGTATACGTCCTACCTCAACCAGGGCCCTATCGTGTAGCTCGCCGCGTACCCTTGCCTCGCTATAGAATAAGATACCTGCTAGCTCTTTCCAACTCTTCCCCTGTACGTATCGCTCAGTCAGTAGGACTGCCAACTCATTCGGCCGTACTTGACTAATCACGTTACGTACTTCTGCTTTAATGGCTTTTAACCTTTCTATTTCCTTTCGTTGCAGTTCAACACATTGCTCAATACCAGCTACTATGCCCGATAAATCGCAGCAATGCCCGCCGGATATCCTGTCCTTACTGTAGTCCGTGGCGGATAAGGTATCTGCCTTACGTTCTATTTGTGCCTCAATATCACGCTTAATTGAATCTATGCGGTCATCAATTCGTAATATTTGTTGCATGTACTCTTTATCGGTCACTCTTTCGCCCCCTTACAATATTTCCAAAGTTCATATAGCTTATATTGATCCTCGTGCTTACGACTCACCGTCCAGGGGCTTTTACCCTCGGCATACACAAGTGCGTTACCCGTACCGCCCCACACATCATCAATACGATAGAAATGCCTATGATACCAATGCTTGTTGTCATTTGATACTAACACGCAGTCACCTTGTTTAAAGTGTTCCATTCCCCATCACCTCATTGATGTATCTATCCAAATACCAACGCGCTTTTTTTAGGTCTTCGAGCTTATCGCCCTTATACCCAGCACGTGCGATGTACTTGATAACATTGCCAAGATGATATGGAAGCTGTTGATCTTCGATAAAGTCAATCACCTCAATCTTGCCTCGCGTATAATGCGAGGGGTGGTTCACGGCATCGTGCTCAATATTTCCATACATCTTATCCATATGCTCAGCAGTTGGTACTTGAACAGCTTCTTTGCTACTGCCTTCGATGTGTCTTTCTTCTGCCTCTTTACTGTCTTCCTTCTGTCTTTCTTCTGTCTTTTTACTGTCTACTGTAGTCATTTTTGCTTCCTCCTCAACTTCCTTCTTGGATTTATGACAGAATTTAATTGCACAATCAGGGCAATATTTACGCGGCCTGCCCTGTGGCTTTCTAAAATATTCAAACGGCTCCCCGCATCCTTCGCACTCCCTAACCTCTAATTTAGTACAGGCCGGCGGAGGCGTCATAACTTCCATGCACTCCGGACAATAATCTTCCGAAGTTTTAACCGTAAACTTCGTGCCACACTTTCTACATTTTTTTTGCATGATACTTTACTCCTTGTACAACTCCTTACGATATTTAATAGCTTCAAGTAGTGCATCTTGCCCTACTTCCTTTCGCTCTAACGCTTTCATCACTTGCTCATCCATCGTCCCTTTTGTTACTAGATGATGGATAATCACAGGTTGCGTTTGGCCTTGCCTATGAAGTCTTGCGTTAGCTTGCTGGTACTGCTCCAAGCTCCAAGTTAACCCGTACCACACGATGATATTTCCACCTGCTTGAAGATTTAAACCATATCCAGCTGATGCGGGGTGTGCCAATAACATTTGAATGTGTCCTTTGTTCCACTCAGCCACATCATCATCGGTCTTTAATTCAACCGCTTTTGGAAAGGCTTCTTTAATCGCTTGTAGGTCATGTTTGAAATTGTAGAATACTAACATCGGTTTTCCTTCATTGGTATCTACTAATTCTTTTAACCGCTCAACCTTTTCGTTATGAACGACTATAGTTTCGCCGTCATCGGTATAGATAGCCCCATTGGCCAATTGTAATAATTTACCGGCCAAGGATGCTGCATTGAGTGCACTTACATCGTCATCATCTATTAAACTTAGAACGTGATCACGTTCCATTTCTTTGTAAAGCGCCCATTCTTTGGGATTCATTTCTACCGTGATTACATTTTCGATACGTTCTGGCAATGTTAGGTAATCTTTAGCTTTTAAACTCATACAGATATCTTGTATCTTACCAAATATCGCGGTATCTCCGCCGGGCAGTAATCGATAGCTATACACGATATGCCCGTTTGTTTTATCTGGCGTAAAATACCGAGTACGATATTCGGTAATTGTTTTACCCAATCGGTCTCCGCCATCTAGCAAGTACATCTGCGCCCATACATCCATTAATGTATTTGGTGCCGGTGTACCGGTTAGAATCACTATTCGTTTGAAGAAAGGCCTCATCTTACGCATAGCCTTAAACCGTTTGGCCTGCGGATTCTTAAACGATGAACTTTCATCGATAACAAGCATGTCAAAAGGGAACGGCTTCTTATGATAATATTCATACAGCCATTGTACATTCTCACGATTCATCACATAGATATCAGAATCGCTTTGAATGGCTTTGATGCGGTCCTTTTCAGGACCTAGCACAGAGGCTATCTTCAAATGGCTTGTTTCATTCCATTTGTTAGCCTCTTGCATCCAGGTCGATTCGGCTACTTTCTTAGGTGCAATAAGCAGCACTTTCTTAATATCGAATTGATCATACATTAACTGCTCGATAGCAATTAATGTAGAAACGGTCTTGCCCAATCCCATATCAAGTAACAGCCCATAGTGTGTATGGTCAATGATTCTTTGAATTGCTATCTTTTGATATTCGTGTGGATGAAAGTCCATATATCGCCCTTCTTATATCATCAATAAACAATGTAGCCCCTAATTTGCCGGTAACTACGGAAACGCTGGCACCCAGCTTTCGCATCCGTTCTATCTGCACGCGTTGATTGGGCCTTAATCGCCCTTTTTCATCTTTTAGTTCAGCGAACACGACTAGGCCACCCGGTAATATTATAATTCTGTCCGGCACGCCATCATTTCCGGGTGACACGAATTTCATATATATGCACCCCAGATTTTTGAGTTGATTTCCCAACCAACGCTCGATGTCTTTTTCCATGTTCTCACCTCGTTATCAATAAATAATCGGCAACAGGCCTCAGCCTATATAAAATCTGGCTTCATCGGAGTTGTGTTGCCGATGTTTTGTTTTTTTTTCTCGTATATATATATACGCGTATTCGCGTTTTTCACGTGTATACGTATACAAGCACTTATTCATATATTTATTATTTTTAATTAACAGTAAATAATAGAAAACATCGGCAACAAATTGTATTTAAGATAGATAACAACTAAGCCAAACGTGTTGCCGATTTTGTTGCCACATGTGTTGCCGTTGCCGATTTTTTAACTTATATCAAAGTTCATCGATGTATAGGCGTGTATAAAAATTATTTCGATAAACATCAATATATGAAAATTACCTAATCGGCAACAAAAATCGGCAACACGATTATTTACGATTTTTAGCTATCGTTTTAGCCTTATTTTGAAGAGTGCTCGCATCCCTAATAAACGCTCTTTGAACGCCATACATCTTTCCAAATCGCATTTTACCAACGCTCTTTGAATAAGGGCTCCACCCTTTTATGGATTGCAAAATATCAATGATTTCTCTAGCCTTTGCGTTCTGCAGGTTCTTCCTGTCTCCCTCCATCACTTCACACCATATCTCAAGGGCACACACCCGCTCCCGCTGCACTGAACCACAATGATCGTCATCGCCATAATTCCTGATATAGTCGCGCCTATCAAAGATATCTAGCGACTCCCAATCTTCAGGTAATAACATCTCAAGGTATTCTTCAATGAGGCCTACGAGTTCACCACCTTCTGTGTGTGATAATTGGATTCTTAAGGCTTCTTCCTCAAGGTCTCCCTCGAGTACTAAGGATTCACCATTAGACCAGTAATAGTAAGCCTCCGCCCATAATTGGTCGATGTCATCTTGCGTTATGTCCCAGGCGTTTTTCGTCTTACGATCTTTGTCGCCTGTGATTGGCCAGAATCTGCGGTTACCTGTACGGTCTTTAAGGAACATGAGATTATTGGTGGAACCCGCGAATACGCATTGGCGGGGATACTCTTCGGTACGCCTGCCATAGGGTGACCTGAACCGGTCGGATGTACGGCTAATAAAGGCTTTTACAATTTCATTATCGTTCTTGTAGGTCGGTGCGAGTTCCGCGAGTTCATTAATCCAAGAGCCCTGAATTTGTTCAAGGGCATCTTTGGTCTTGATGTCAACTAATGAGTTGTTAAACCATTTACGACCTAAGCGTTCAAGAATTAAGGATTTACCAAGACCTTGGGAGCCGTATAATACGATAGCCGTATCGAACTTGATACCAGGCACCATAACACGTGCAACAGCGCCACACATCCATTTACGTGTAACGGCCCTGATGTATTCGGTATCCTCTGCGCCGATGTAGTCGATGAATAGAGTGTCAACTCTACATTCACCGTCCCAGTTTAGTCCTGTTAGGTACTCACGCACAGGATGGAATTTATTAGCTTGCGTGACTTCCTGTAAGGCATCATCGATAATGCCTTTCCCCTTGATAAGGTATTTCGTAGCGAAGTAATTACGTAGGCACGCATCGTCCGTATCAGTCCAGTACGGTGTCTCATCTTTACCCCGCCAAGGCAAATCGTCAATGACGACTAAGCGGTGCGCGAATTCATCAAGACGGATTTTACCTTTTAACGCGGGGTCGTATTTAAGAACAATTAAGCAGTTAAATACATCTGATTCAGGTGTACCACGGCGGTCACGTTTGAGCTTTTCAAGAAAGTCTTCTTCCTCGTCCGTGATATCATCAAATTCCATATCGGCCGCGCGTTCCTTGTCGAGCAAAATCGGTGCCGCGCCGTCTTCGTTAACAAAGTCAAGCATTGCCTTATAGCTCGGAAGGTCTGTTACTTTGGTGCGCGGATCCGCGTCGGCATCTTCCGCTCCGAATAAGTGGATGCGAACAAGGTCAAACGCGTTGACGAGCTTACCGCTGATAGGGTCAGTGGCATGGTTCGAGTAAGCAAACGTGTCATTATCGTAAATGACAAGACCCGCTACTGAGCTGCCTTCGGTATACGTGTAACGGTCTTCGTGCTGCGTTGGTGCATAGACTTCAGGGAGAAACTTGTGTATCGCTTCTGTGATACTGTAGCTCCTACAAAAGGCGCCCAGTAATCCTTTTTTTTCTAATGGGTCACCCTGCTTTTTAGCCGTATCAAGGCGAATCTGTGACTCCTTACTTGATGTTGGCCAAAGGCTCGTATCACGCCAGTCTCTGTAGGTATTCAAATACGTATCGACTGAAATAAGCTTCCCCTCATTATGTTGGTATACATACGCAACATCTTTAGGGCAACTAGGCCAATACATAAGGCGTTCCGCTTGATGCGTTGAGGAATCGAAAGATTCAATACCAATATCATCAGCAATGCGTCTTGATACAGCCTGGTACTCATCAGGGGTCATCACTCTATCGGTAGGAATGATGATGCGGTATCGTGGATTATCAGGGGTATGGCTGTGCGTACTATATAGCACGTATTCCATATCTCCTAGTTCCAAATCAAGGTTCGAAATAAAATCCTCACTAGGTGAATCCGCATCAAGGGTAATCAAATATCTTTCTTTGACTTCCCCTCTAACTCGTCTACCATTATTGGGAATATAGCCACCTACGAAACCGCCCACATCTTTCCTCCGGCCCTTTTCGTCCTTAGGCATTTTAACGTATTCAGCTGCCGTTTCGTTAGTGACTGTTGGCGTAGATAATTTGTTGGCCAACGCACTCCAAGTCATTTTTTGAGACTTCCAGCTACGGGCGGAGCGATTTCTGCCCGTAGCTATGATGATATTTGTATCCATATTACATCGCTCCTCCCTTCGCAAATTGGATGTCTCTTATAAATTGGGGTACTTGTAATTTATGCTTCTTAACCCATTGACATACAGCATAATTGACATCGTGGTTATCACTAACACATCTGTTATTTTTTAGCTTGGCCTGGTGTATTTCAACAAAGTTATCTGTATCCTTGTTAGGATTAACTTCAATACATGCTACAGGCTTGTCACTTTTATAGACGCCTACTATAGCACACGTTCCAGCTTTTACCTTATCGACATAAGTTCCAACACAATTATTCAATTGCACGCCTAATCGGATGATGCCGTGCGTTGACTTGATCACATTGAAAGTTAGCCCTTCAACTGAATCTGCTAACTTTTTATGGCGTAAGCTCTGTTGCACTGGTAAGTTTTCGGCTTCTTCAAATTTAGATAAGCACACAATCTCGTCATGCAGGTCTTTAATCTGAATTCGTCTAGCCCAAACTTCCTTCTTCTTGCTTCTTGATAATCTAAGATACATATTAGATGTATCTTTAATTTCAGAATAGGAATCAGCATTTTTAATAAATAATAGAGTACGCCGCTCACCGTATTGGCGCATCATAATGGCTAGGAATTTTGTAAACATAAGCAAGGCTTGTTCGCTATTCCATATTGGCCACGATTGAATATATCCTGTGCCCCCACCTTCCTCTGCTACGAGGTCTGTAAAGGCCTTTTGATAATCCATACTTTTGAATATCTTGCTGGCCGTCTTAATGACTCTCACATAAAAGAAAGGACGTATTGACAGCAACCTTCTAACCCAGCGCTTATCCGGCAATTCATAAAGCTGTATTAGAGCTTTAATAAAAGGGGTCCCGGTACTTGTTAAGTCGGTAATATTTGAAGTGCTCACCTTGTCAGATCCGAAAGGTCTAAAATAGGTGTCGTAGTCTTTAACTAGGGTATCGTTTAAAGCTGGTGCATCTGGTGCCTGCATTTTCCATATTAGGTTATGGAGTAAATTATCAAGAGCCCCATATTTGGCTGATAATAAAACACCCTGCCTAATAGCCTTAACTCTGTAGCCTACTTTTTTAGATAACTTAGTAAAATAGGCTTCCTTTAGCACTTTGGCAAAAGTCTTTAGCTCGTTTTTATGCTCCGCTAATCGACAATTTGGAGTTGTTACAAGCCATCGTAAGGGTAATGACTTTGAATAAAAGCACGATATATTAGGCTCGATTTCAGATACTATATCGGCACGAGTGCGTTTCTTTTGAACCAGGAATACTTTTCCTTGTTTAAAATCAAAACGCAATATGTCGATAAGATGCGGTTTGTATCCGGGGTAAATCGACTGCATATCATTATCGACATACACTGTGTGGTAGTCGAATTTAACGTCTAATATTGATCCCCTATCGATGATTGAAAGTTCAATATCAAGCGGAATATTATCATTACTCGAAACCTCAGCAACACAATCATCATTTGTGTGAATGAGTTCACCACATTGCGGGCAATAAAACTCATTTGACATATAGGGGTCTACGATTTTGCCCATACCGGATGACACGGAAGGCCACAAGCAGGCAAAGGATTGCCCGCAATCTACGTGGTAATGTACAGCAGGTGACCAAGAGTTCACTTGCTTGCGCCGTACTAGGTCATACAGCTTTTTGACTGACAAACTAAATAATACCTTCATAAGGCGCTAACCTCTTTCTTATAACAAATCGTCTAAATCGTCTTCTTCAGGAGTTTCCTCAATCGGTAGTGTTTCTTCAACAGGAGCTTTCTTTTTAGTAGTACGCTTACGCTTAGGTTTTTCAGCGGGTTGCTCTTCTACTTTAGGAGCGTCATCTACGGCTGGCGTTTCTTCAGTCTTTGCGGGCTCTGCTTTTTTACCGTTGAGTACTTTAAGCCCTAAATCACAAGCAGCAATACAGCCCTCGCAGTACGCCATAGCCGAGTCTTTACGTTCGCTAGCCGGCGCGTTTTTTACTAATTCGTATAAGCTATCAATGGCTTCGCGTTGTTGTTTAATTTGTTCTTTGTTAATCATAATGACTTCCTCCTAGTCTTTCATATAATACGGGTT